GGAGCAGTATTAGGAGCAGACACGATCTTACGATAAGCCTGAGATATTTCTACATAAGGTTTTGCTTGACCTAAGAAAGATGTTCTTAATTTGTCATCTTCCGCAGAACTTTCAGATGCTAACTTTGCTTTTGGTAACTGTTTAACAATATTAAGATTGTCATCCATAAAAGCAATAGTAGTTCCAAGGTCAACTTGTTTATATTGTTTTTGTCCTGCTTTTGCCATTGATGCTTGTAATTCAAGAAACTTTAATGGGTCTTGACCAGCAGCTTCTAACATTAAAGTATCTTGTAGTTTAGAATAATCTATAACTTTTTTAGGGGCTATTGGCATTGTTAATGCTGACATTGTTTGAGCAGTAGGCATTTCACCTGTTTCTGTAGGAACAATACCAAACTGAGGAACTTCTTTTGTAGCACCTTGGATAGCTGTTTGCAGTCTTTGTTGAGCATCTTGCTTTTTCTTGTACTCAGCCAATTGCGTACCAATCAGCATCTGCTTTAGCGTTCTGTCAAACGATTGGTTATAACCTTCCATGCCTGCGCCCAATGCACTACCGAATAACTGTCCTGTGCTGATAGGCTCTCTTGTTCTTCCAGACTGTCCTAATAAAGCAATAGCAGAATTTAACAAGGCTTGCTGTCCTGCGTTAGACTGCATCCTTTGTGTTTCGGCAGGACTAAGAAGTTGCGAGTAGTCTGGTTGTTGTCCGAATAAGGTAGATAGATCAATTGCCATGTTTTATCCTAGTAAAGAATTTGGATTTCTTTTGTTTTGTAAAGCTAATAAATTGTATAAACCTGAGTAATCTACTGCGCCTTGTGGCATCTGTGTTCTACCGCCCATCTGCATTTGTGGCATCTGTTGTTGCTGTGGTTGTTGTCTACCACCTAGTAAACCACTTGCTGCTCTGAGTCCTTGTAAGGCTTGACCAGGCGTTAAATTAAAACTGCTTGGTGCTGCAAGTATGTCTGAACCAGATGATGTAACTATATTACCATTAGCATCTAAAATAATATCGCCTAGTTCGCCAGGAATAATGGTTGCTTGTGGTGCTTCACCGCCACCATAAAAACCGCCTGGTTGTGCCTCTACATCATAAGCATAAGAACCACCTGTTGCAGTTCCGCCTAATGTTTCTGTGCCAAATGGTAATCCTGTATTTGCTGCTGATCCCATTCCTGCTGTAGTTCCACCTTCGGCTAAAGCTGCTGCATCTAATAATGATGCTGCCTCTGTTGCTTGGGCTGCTGCTGCGCCTGCTGCTGCTGCTTCTGCTGTGGTTGCTCCTGCTGCTACGGCTGCGTTTGCTGCTTGTGTATAAGCGTATGTACCTGCTGCTGTTAAGCCAACAGTTACCCATCCACCAGGTATTTCATTGCCGACAAACTTATCTACATCAGCTAATCCTTGCCCTATAGGTTGTACAACGGATTTTTCAATATCTTCTACGACTCCACCGCACATAATTAATCCTTTAAGTGTTTGACTGTATTAAAGCCAACAGTTTTATAACCTAGTCTTTCATAAAACTGTCTGGTTTTATCCATGTCTACTGCTGTTGTCTGTCCTAAATGCAGATCATCTGCACCCATATCTTTAGCCCATGTTTCTAGTGATTTTACTAGTTTAAGTGCTGCTCTACTACCTCGATACTCAGGTAATACAAAGAACCCTAAATCGCTTACTCGCTTACGATTACTAAAAAAGTATTCATGCGATAGACCAGATATAAACCCAACAATTCTGTTGTGTTCTATTGCGATAAAACCTACTGCATTAGGGTTCTTAAATAATTTTAGAATCTTGTGCTTCTCAGGTATTGCGTAAGAAAACTCTGCCTCGGCTACCATTTTGGTAACTAGTTCAAAAAACTCCTCTAAACAATGTAGGGTTAGTTTTTCTACTATCAGAAGAAACCACCGCCTAATAATCCACCGAGTCCTGCACCGCCTAATGCACCATAAGTTCCACCAATTTGATCTGGAAACGCTTGACCTAGTGCGTAACCGCCTAGACCGCCTGCAATTGCACCACCAAGCACACCTGCACCACGATTCTGATAGGTAGGTGCATTTTGTGTAGTTGTTCCAAATTGTCCTAATGGAGTGCCATAAACCGATGACAGATACCCTTGGAGTTGTTGATAGGGTAACTGTTGCCCAAATTGGTAACGAGCCAATTGCTCTTGTAGAGGCTGTGCTGCGATAGCCTCTTGTTGTGCGCCAACTTGACCTAATGCTTGAGAAGGCAAAAACTGTTGACCATAGAACTGAGGTGCTGCGCCAGCTAACTGAGCTTGGGCTAACTGAGCCTGTTGTTGCAGTCCTCTTTCCTGTTGGTACTGTGATCCTGCAATATTGGCTGTAATATCCCCTAGAGACCGCCCATAAGCCTCTGTAGCCGTTCCTAATGCTCTTTCCATACTACCACTACCCAAACGACCAGACTTGCTGTAAAGGCTCGAAATGCCTGGCAAAACGGATTGGCTAAATTGTTGGGTTAGTGGGCGAGTTGCAGCTTCCATCATGGCTTGTTGATAAGGATTCGCATTTAAGAATCCACCAGCAGCAGTTTGTCCGACTTGACCTAAAGATGACTGATAAGCCTGTTGAGCCTGTTGTAGAACAGGGCTTTGCTGACGAGCTAATGCCTCTTGTTGAGCAATAGACTCAGTAGTCGCAGCCGATGGACTTACATAAGTCTGACCAGGAAAGAACTGTGGTTGCTGTCCTGTTAAAAATAGATTCTGCGCCCTCTCTAAACCTTGGGTAAGGTATGGGAGTAACGCTGGATCAATTTGCGAGCTAGTGGTAGTTGTTGCCATAGTTTTATCCTACGATGATGTATTTATAAGTTTTGCTTGCTGTGTTATTAGAAAAATGCGTAAGTGTTGCGCTTCCATTTGTTTGTGCGCTGACATAAACATTGTCCATTGCATTAGGAGCTACATATTGCATTGTTGCTATAACAGATGGTGTTGCTGGTCTTGTTGGGCTAGATTGTGCTGCTGTTTGTTCTAATGTAACCCCTATATTTTCTGTTCGCCATACAATTTCTACATAATCATTTACTGCAAGTTCTACAAAGTAATTTATAGCTGCAATAACATGACCAAAAATACTTGCGCTTTTTCTTGCTGGTACAGTAAACATACTGTTTGATGCTGTAATATTAGTGCCATTTTTTCTAAACCAAATATCTACATCATGCTGTGCATTATCTGTATTTTCTAACTGTACGCTAAATTGCAAATTGTAGATACCAGCATTTCTTACATTTAAACGACTACTATTTGATAAATAAACACCATTAGAAAAATCTGTGGTGTTAAATGTCATTGGATATGCAACTGTAGTGCTTGCTGCTGTTTGGTCTGTAGAGTCTTGAAACGATCCATAAGGTGCAGTATCAGCAAAAGCAGCAGCCGAACTAGGTGCTAATAAAATTATAGAATCTATACCAATACGAGCATCTGTAATGGTTGTTGTTGTTACATTTCCTGTTGCTAAGGTTACAGAGCCTGTATTGTTGGTCTTACCATTCATAATCCCATTGACTACTTCGGCAACACCCCTTTGGTCTGATCCAAACGGAGGTAAAACTCGAAACATTATCTAGTTCCCAATTGGTTTAACTCAACATCTATACCAACTACAGAAGTCCAACTACCTGTAGGTGTTAATTGTAGACGATGATACCTTCCAACACCACGCACAGACACTCTATTTTCTGCATCTGCTGCTGTTTGTGTGCCAAATACTGTGGACTCTGTTAAAAGTCTGCGAGATAGCAAAGCTACGCTACCAGAGCCATTTTCTACAGTAGGTTTTACTAATGTAATAGATGAGGTTGTGCCTGGTGTTTCTATATCGCCAGTCTCTATGTAAGCAGTAGCATTAGCACCTGTAAAAGTAACAATCTTTGCACCATCTACACCAGCTAACTGTAACTTGCCACCTAACCAAAGTCTGCTATCAAATGAGGTTGTAATTGTGTCTACATTCCCATAGACATCTAAGCCTTCTAAAGTAACCGCAGGGGTAGATGTAGATGCAATTCTATCTGCTGTAGTTGTTCCGCTAGTCCAACGCTGAGTTTGATAGTTATAAATTAAAAGACTGTCTACAGTAGCAGAGCTAACAGAGGCATATGCCCAAATAATTAGTTTCTTTGTTGGGTCTACCGCAGCAGACATAAGGTATAAAGTACCTTCATCTACATTATCAAAAAAGAACCTGTTTACTTTTTCGTTA